TATTTCTTCTACTTTCATAATTTATTGTTATTTATAATTAAACTAAATTGTTGATGTATTGTTACAAACTTGCACTCTTAATAATATTCCTGTCCAATTCCTGCCCTGTAGAAACATTTTTAGAAACTACGTAGGCTTCGATAGGCTGTTGTGTATTTATTGAACTTGCAATTTGATTACTTCCAGTACCTTGCACCAAATTGAATGATGGTGCGCTTGGCATAGAACCACCGCCACCGCCTGTTGACCCACCACCACCTCCAGAACCGCCGCCGCTTAAAAGGCTTTTTGCTCGTGCTACATTTGAAGTAATCATCGCAACCGACCCCGCATAACTTGCAGCCGTTGCGATTGCACCCAACACTCCAGCGAATGGACCCCCAACCGATGCAGCTCCTTTTCCTGCATCAGTAGCCATAGTCACTGCGCTGGATATTGCTTTACCAGTATCAGCTGCTATTTGAGCCAAAGCGATACCTTTACGAATTGCAACCGCTGCCTTTGATTTCTTTAATCCCAACGCCTCCAAGTTGTCAAATATCGAAGCGGTGCTTTCGGCTAGATCAGTTAAAGCCGTACCTAACGCTCTCTCTCTGGCTTCTTTATCCGCTTTCTTTTTTTTGTCTAATTCCGTTTCTTGCTCAGCATCATAAACCATTCTGGCATACTTGTTAGCGCTATCTTCTAATTCTTTATCTGCTTTTCTTTCTTTTTCCTCGTCAAGAAATGCCTCAACATCTAATGCGTCTTGTTTAGCTTGTTCGTTTAATTCAAATGATTTTTGTGCGTCTGCTTTTATTTTTTCGTCAAGTGCTTTTTTTGCATCTTCATCGGCTTTTATCTTTGCTTGCTTCGCTTTTTCAGCAGCCGCCTTATTTGCTTCGTCAAGTTTGTCTTGTGCCTCTTTTGCTTTTTTATTTCTTTCCAATACCCTATCCTGTTCCGCTTTGTCAATTTCACGGTTAGCAGTTTCACGAAGTATTTTTAATCTTGCAAGCTTTTCTTTTTCGCTTAAAGTTTCATCTTCATTAATATCCTTTACGTGTTGTGCATATTTATTATTAGCTTCTATTTTACGTTTAGTATATTGGTCATAAGTATCTCCATAAGCATCCAAAGCAAATTTATTTTTTGCTAAAGTACTTTCGGCTTGTGCTCCTAATCTATCCAATTCTCTGGAAGCATCCGAAGTAGCACCAACAAAATCCGTAACTGTTTGAACTAATTTTGTAAATATTTCTCCAACAATTGAAAGTCCCGGAATAAAAGCCATTACAGCCTTTTTTACCTTGTCAAAATTAGCAATCAACAACCCTAAACCAATAACTATAAGTCCAATTCCAGTACTTGCCAAAGCAATTCTAAATGCTTTCATTGCTCCTGTAGATGTTCCCACAACTGTCGTATAAACTCCTTGCCACATTGCAGAAAGTTTCTGTGACTTTGTAAATAATACACTTGCCTCAACTGCGTCTTTAACCGTCATTGCAAGTCCACCTGTAGCATCGTTAAGCAATCCCATTGCACCACCATTGTCAAGTACAGCGTTAGAACTTTCCCCCATAGACTTAGCTACACCTTTATTGGTATCGCTCAAATTTTCTAATGATGCATCAAGTTTGTTAACTTGCTTTTGCACTTGATCTAATCCAGTTTCTTTAACTACAATATTTATTTGTTTTTCGATTGCCATTTTCTGTATATTTTTCTAAAGTAGTTATCAATTTCATTTTGTCCTTTTGCAATCTCGGTAAATTTACCAGCACCATAAAATGGATTTGACTGCAATAATTTTATAATATCGGCTATCATATTAAGCGTATTGAGTTACTAAAATTTCTATTACTTCCAAAGTTTCCGTATTGGTAATTGTTGTATTTACGGTTCTGTCCATTCCTGTTGTGTTCTCTAAAAATGAATAGTAAACATTATTACCTTCATAAGTCAAAGATAGCCAAGAAACGCCATCAACATCAAACAATGAATTTCCTAAATTATTAACATAAACTGATTGTGTTTGCGCTGTATTATCTGCAAATAAATTTGTTGTGGTTGTTGTCATTGCACCCAATACCAAATCAAATGAGTTTATCAAATTCAATGTAATTTCTCGTGTCAATAAGTTCAAATTATAATTGTCTATTCGATAGTAATTATTTTTGATGTTTAAAACATCGTTCAATTCTAATTTTAATAATAGCCTTAAAGGTAATATTGCCTTATAAGAAAACGACCTTCGCTTAATATTAAAAATTGATTCAATATAATTCCTATAATAATTCAAGTATAATGTATTTTCACTTGCAACATTATTCCATTCGTTATTTTCTATTCCAAAATTCAAGTTGTAATCAGGGATAACAAAATCTACTGAATGAGATGGTGTGTTTATGTTTTCGCTTAACTCTGTTTTTGTGCCTAAATCATCTATAAATCCAATTGTTTTACTTCCGATGGCAGTATTTATATTGTAAAATATATGAACGTCTGGACTAACTGGTTCAATTTTGTCGTTAAAAATTCCCCCATACATTATATTTGTAAGCGAATTGTCGTTTAAATCAGGCAATCTTTCATAAATAATTTGCTCGAAAGGAACTTCAATACCTAAACTATCGCCTTCTAATGGGGTACCGCTTGGCGTTCCGTCGTCTGTTAATAATGTAGCTTCATCGCCATATCCTTGCCCTGTGTTTGTTTTGAACTGGCTATTTAATAATGTCTTTGGTTCTTTGAATGAGAAATTAATTTCATTTAATAAGTTACCACGTGACACCTCTAAACTATCAGTTTTTACGTATTTTGAAATATTATAAATGCTTCCTTGTGCATAATAATTATTAAACGTATCAATATAAATGTTATCGTAATCATCCGCTATCACAACTAATTTAAACATCTTAAACAAGCCATTTAAAAAATCAATCAGTTTTAATTTAGGAAAATTCATTGCTAAATTGAATTGTCCTGAAATTGTTTGCTCTGGAAAGTTAGCAACCCCATTATAAGATTCATAATCAAATTCAATTGTTAATCTTGAACTAAACTTAAATTCATCGTTTGCCGTAACGTACCAAGAATGTTTTGCTGGACTATTTCTATTAATTGTATAATAGGTATCAGTTGTTCCTGTTAAATCTGAATAAGCACCCCACGGATTACCATCTAACTTTCTTTCAATTTTATAAGGCACGGTTTCATATCCAGCACTGGGTGTAATTCTAACTAATCCATAAATTCTTTTTCCTCCAGCCGTAAATGTGTCTTCAACTAAATCCAAAGTCCCACCATTGCTACCTATTGTTCCAATGTTTGTAAAGTCAATTCTTACTTCATTGCTATTAGCCAATGATGTTGAATTATTCGCCCATAAATAAAGTTTTTGGAATTGTGCTGTTCCAAAAAAATCACGACTAAAAGTAATATTAAAATCGTTCTCAATAGCTTCAATTATTTTTATTAACTGAATTGACGGCTTCAACAAATCCCAATTAACTCCCGTATTTGCCCCACCTGTATAGGCTATGTTTGCAAGCGTTTCTGTGTTGATGTTTTCGCTTCCAGAACGATAATACAATTGTTTCTTGACGAATAGATTATAAACAACCGCACCACTAAACAAAGAAGACGTCAATCCTGTCTTTACATTTGCTGGACTATAATTATGATTGTATGCCGATAAGTCAAGGTCTTTTAATTCGTAATTTTTCAGTTTGTCTTTTAACGAAACTAAATTACCAACAAAATTAATAGTATACGAACTTGGACGGCCTTGTTTAACACTAACTTTATTCAATGTCCATTTACCAGTTTTAAAAGGAAATCCATATAGCTCAATACGGCCTGAGTGTTTTATCCTTGCATCAAAAGCGTTATCGATATTGGCATTATAATAATGTTTGAAAATTATATTGTTGTTATGTGTTGCTGGAACAGTGAATGACTTTGAATAATCAGTCATATTTTTAGTTATGTCATTTATGTTGGCAACACTCGACGAAAGTTCTACAGACTCATCTTTGAATAAATCCAATTTATCATTTCCGATATATAAACTTGCAAACATTATTGATTGTTTATTTCATTAAAAGCATATTCGAACTCAACTTCATAATTAATTAATCGGTCTTTCATTCGTGTTTTGTACTCCAAAGATTTAGATCCAAGTTTCAAAGGAATATAATTTGTTCCATCAAACTGCCAAACTCTTTCGCTTAAAAACAATTGCTTCATAGTTTCGTTAATTGATTCGTCAACAAATCCGCTATTCATTTTAAACTTTGAATTTCCCTGAACGTTATAAGTTACCATTTGATGAAACCCATCAATTGCCTGTCCTCTGTCTGTTTGGAAATCTTCGCTTGTAACTGTTAACGATTCCGTTTTCGCTTTGAAAAAAGTAATGAACTGCAAAGCACCCTCTTTATTTTGAAAGGCAATATCTAAAGGCGAGTATCTACATTCGTCAGTTACCAATAATGTAGTAACAACATCGTTATAAATTATCTCGACTACTTCATCCCCTAAAGCTAAAGATAAATCAACTAATATATTCCTGACTAAACTCGAATTATTTTGAGTAGGTAAAAAAGTAAATGTATCGTTTATGTTTAAACTTGGATATGATTTAACGGTTACACTTACCGTAATTGACTCGCTTATGATAAATGGAAAATTAAAATATCCATTTCGGAATACTTTAAAGTCAGTGCCAGAAATCAATATTTTATTAACTGGCGTTTGTGCGTTTTCTCCATCTAATCCAGTGCCATACCCTTGCACCATTAAATTAGTCGTAGGTAATTGTGCCACGTCTAAATCTAATACGTTTGATGTTGTATAAGTAACAGTTGTCTTAACCCATCTTTGATTGTTTCCGTTTGGTTCAAAATCGATATAATCATTTATCAATTGTGAAATATCCAATTTATCGGTTCCTGAAGAAGTGGCTAAATTTGGTTTTGTCATTGTATAGCTTGCTGTTGCTGGCGGTGATGCTTTAAGTCCATCCCAAACATAAACACGTAAAGTATATGCAGTACACACGGCAGAAGTCAAGGGACTAACCCAAGGAATATTTAAGTAATATGGCGAAAGTGATTTAATCATAATTTCAATGCTATTTTAATTTGTTCTTCAACTTCTAATCCATAAGCTGCATAAATATCATCTGGTAATCTTTTAAATGCTGCTTCAAATGGCTTGGTAAAAAAGCTGGTTGTTTCTAATCCTTTGTTCCAAATGCTTCTCATAATCAAAAAGGCAGTTGATTTATAGGATAGAAATTGCCCTGTCCTCCTGTCTTTAAATTGAATTCGTTTACGTGAAACCCAACCATTGATTCCACTTGTCAAACCGCCTTTTTTACCTGTACCAGTTCCAAACTTAAAAGGACTGCTCGGTGCTTTTGAACTGCTCGAAACTCCTTTTACTCCTTTATCTACAAACTCCCAATAATCATTCGCATCTTTGAAATCAAATGCTAAAATTGCCCCGTCCTTTGTCGGTGTAACCTTGTAATTAATGCCGTTGTAAAGTTTAGACGTGTCCTTCTTTTTCTTTTTTGAAAGATTGCTTTTGGCTTGTTGTTGTACATAAGCACCGAATTTATTTAATTCATCGACTACTGACATAATGATAAATCCGTGTTCGGAACTTCAACTGTAAATGTTAATCTTGCCCCATCAACTAATTTTGCACCCTCAAATGAACCTAATTCAAATGTAGGGTTTTCACTTGATGTTATATTATTTTGTTCAAAATCAGTGTACATATTCAGCCACATACGATTAAGAACCGCAACACATAAATTATGGTTGTCCACTTCATTATCCTGTCCCCAGAAATCGTCTGTATTTATTTCTTTGTTTATATCCCTTTGATTAAAACAAGCCAACTCGATATTAAACTGTACCGTGCTTCCATTCGTAAATGAACCTGATACAATATTGATATTAACCATAGGAAACATAACCTCTTTTTTCAAATCAATATCCACTGTTTTCATTACCGAGTTTACCAAATCGTCAGCATCGGCAAGTTGTTTCAAATATAAATATAATTGCGTTAGTTGGTTCATAACTCTATTGTGTTACTGGTTTGTTTCATTATTTTGGCTTTCAATTTCTGCTTATCAATCTTGTGACAAAGAAATAAATGAACTTCGTGAACATTCATTTTCAAGATGCGGTCCATTTTCCAAATCTTGCCCTTAGCCAATTCGTCAATCGTAGCATACCACCCCCATTTCTCGAAGTAATCGGCAGCGCTACTTCCTTCACTTGTTCCACTGCCATATATTTCTGTGTATAACTCACTAATTCGTTGGCTAAACTCGAAAAAAAAACCAATGCACCATTAACAATTGACAAGGGTGTATGCTTCATTATGTTGGCATACTGTTCCGTGCCCTGATAATTTATGATTTCATAGTTTCCTAAAGTGTCCTTATTTTTAATTGGTCTAAATAACACCGCTATAAGACGGTGCATTTCACTTACATCAGTACCATATTTTGAAATATCTATAAACTCCCCTTGTGTTATCTTGTCCAGGTTAGGAATAAAACCAAACTCAACATCTTTTATAAAGAAAGTAGGTTTAAATTCCACTGTTTGATTTAATGCAATATCAATCTGTTCCGTGATTTCTTTGTAATCTTGTGAACTAATCAAATCAATTCGAGAGCGTTCCAACCCGGTAAAGATTTGAATTTTTCTTTTGTTGAAATTGTATTCGTCTAAATCAGTTCGCTCCAATAGTTCATTATACAATTGGAATTGATGTAGGGTTATATCTTGTATGGATTCTGGAAGTGTTATGCGCATACTATTAAACTATTATTTTTGATTATTGTTATTATCGAATGTCGTGATTGAAACCGCCTGTAAGATTATATGATATGTTGTACCGTGCTGCATCAAGTATATGATTCCAGGCATCAAGGAACAACTTACTACCTTTGTCGGTATAAACATAATTATTCAATTCCTTGCCTATATTTTCTCCCTCCACTATTAGTTCATAATCTTGCATTATAGCTATCCCCGCACTTATAGAACCTGCTCCCTTTGTTGTGCCTACTATCCTACAGCCGTGTTTTACTAATTCATCAATCAAACGAGGTTCTGCACTATCGGCAACTATTAGTTTTTGACCGCATATTGTTTTGTTTATATGTGCTATTTCGGACGTGGTTAACTTTGGCTTGTATAAATGCTCTTTTAAGTAAATTCGTTTTTGTTTCCTATCAATAGCAACCTCAACAAGTGTTGTAGGGTCAATAGAAAAACCATAATCCTGCCCAAAAGAAGTCTGTAAATTATCAGGATTGAACGCTCCGTATTTCCAATTAGTAAAGACAACGCCCTCGGCTTTGTCCAACCATCCACCAAGTATAACGTGTTCGTATTTCTTTGGATTGTTTAGTTTTATTTGGGTTATCTGGTCAAGGAATGATTCCGAAAGGTTTTTATAATTGTCTAAATAACTTGAATGAATGTAAGTAGTATCTTTCTTTACTAATGTACTACCTTCTTGCACTTCTTTTTGTTCAAAGAAACGTTTATAGATGAAGTGTTCTTTTGTTGCTGGATTCAAGATAAGTATTACCCTGTTTTGTTTAACGTTGTGACGTATTGAATAATCAATTTTATCAAATATGTCTTCATCATTTAACTCTTCCGCTTCATCCAATACCCAAGTAGTAACTCCAGCCAATGATTTAAGATTAGCTGTTTGTGTTCCCATCGATGTTTTAATACCACGAAACAATATTTTAGACCCTGTCTTCGTATTTACTATTTCATCTTTGGTAATGTAGAAATCATTATGAAGTCCAGCAGTTTCAATTTTGTCAATGAATTCTGGAATGATTGAAATGTGAGCTGATGTTAATGTAAACCGTGTAAAAAGGATAACGTGTCCTACTTCGTAAGTTAGTAAAACCAAAAAAGAGTTAATACTATAACTCTTTCCTGAACCTCTTCCCCCTGAAATAATAAAGTATCGGCTATCGCTACCTAATAAATTGTATTTTCTATTTATCTTTATCAATTTGAAACATTTCTTTTATGTCGAAGTTGTTTAGATTGTGAGTTGTTTCTATTGTTTCTTTTGGTTTACCAACTGCATACTCAATAAGTAATTTAGCCGATGCAATCCTATCCCTAGAATTTTCATTTGGACTTTTCATTATAGATGCAAGAACTTCAAAAGATTCCTCTACGTGAGGACTAGCAAGGTCAACTCCTTTCAACTCATCTTTAACCGATGGACGACCTCCTTTATTTCCTATTGTTCCTTTATTATCTTTTCTCTTATCCATAATCAGTATAAATTAGTTAACTAATTGCAAGTTCTCATTCCAACCGTTAAAAATTCATACCTGCTTTCAAAAGTATGTAATGAACCATCACAATCATTTTTTACTGTATATTTTGGTTGTGTCGCAACTCCTTCAACTTTTACAACTGTTCCACATACACAATCCTTTTGTTCTTCTGGCGTACATCCTATCAATAGGAATATCGCACAAATGCTAATTATAACTTTCATAAACTTTATCTAATTTATCAATCATTGAAATCAAAGGTTTTGGACTACAAGAAGCACACGGAAACCAAATTGGTCTATTAAAAACACTTGCATATAATTCACAAACATAATCTACTTGCTCTCTGCTTATTGTAAGCGTTCGTACTGCTTTAAATTCCTTCCAGCTATTATATTCATCTTCTGTCAAACATCGTGCCTTAAATCGATACGGAAACAACTCGTTTAGCTTTTCTTTTCTCTTTTCACAGTTACAATCTTTTCCTTTTACAAAAATTTGCAGCCCAGTAGCGTGAATAATCTTTTCTACTGTATCGCCTAATCCTTTTGATTGTTTTCTTTTTGCCATTTTTTAAATAGTTGTTTTGTTGTTTTGAATTTAAAATTATTATTACGTACCCAGTAATAAATTTTATTCTCAACATTGTAAAGCCTGTAATGATTTTCAGCCAGCCATTCTGCGAATTTGATTGAGTCCATAATTATTTCTTTTTACTTTTCAACCGTTTATTTTTATATAAATCAATATCGTTTCCTAAAATTGTTTTTCGTGCTTTATCAAGTTCCCTATGTATCAAACCGTAATTGATATGTTGGTACTTTTCTGAAATCTGTCTAACTGATAAATCGTAACTCTCTTTTAATAATCCATTTTGAAGATATGATAATTTTTCACAATCTTGAATAATAGATAATTCATAATCGTCTGCCTCAAAGGTATTGTTATTTTCTGCTAAGTTATAAAAATTATCAATTGAAACATTATTTTTTGATTTAATATAATCTAAGAATAAATTTCGAATAGTCCTGATAACATAAAAATCGTTTATTTCTTTTTTGCAATCAAACAGTTTTAAGTACATCTCCGACACTAAATCGTCTGCTAACATTTTATCCTTGCATATTATAAATGCGGTCTTTCTCCAGAATTTATCTTTTTTGCAAAGGATATTTAACATAGTTTTATTTCAAATTTACAAATTATTTTTAAATTTCAAACATTCCGCATCGATTAATGACAAACATTTGTCATAAACTTCTTCAGGGACTACTTTCATTATTCGTTTTGTTTTGTAAGCTTCTTAAATCCATAAGTTTTTTTCTTAAATTCTTCAAATTGTTCTTTGTCGAAGTTAGGCCTGTTCATTTTAGATTCTAAAGTCAATTCAGTAAAATAACCACTATAAAACAAAACATCGTGAATGTAATCTTCTTGGTGTATGGTTAGTTTTATTTTTGTTGCGTTTCCACGTTCTTTATTTGGAATAACTAAACCTTCTTTGCGAACGGTTCTAAAGACTCTGTCATAATCCAATCCTGTTTCTTTTGCAATTTGTCTTATTGATTTCATAGTTTTATTAATTGTAAAAATTTGTTGTCATAATCAATTTCAACTTCAAAAAAACCAGCATTTTCGTCCAAATAAATAAAAGAGTATATCCATTGCCAACACTCTGTTTTGTTTATCCATTTGCTTGGAGCTTGCAAGTTTTTCCGAAGTCCTGAACATCTGAACGGTCTACCATTTGGCGATGTTTGTACGGTGTTTAGTTCGAGTTTGATTGTGAAATCTTTGATTTTTATTGTGTCCATAATTTTAAGTTTCCATAAATTAAACCTTTAGTAGCTCTTACTGCTCCTGCTTCAAAACCATTTTTTATCAATTCATCTATCCTGAATTTTTGCAACTCTTTGAATGGGTCTTTTAACTCTTTAGATTCAATCCAAATAGTTTTTCCATCCTTTAAGGCAATTAAATCGGGATAACCATTTGCACCTGCTCGAATTAAGTTTATCACTTTATACCCGTTTTTTTCGTATAGGTGTATCAGCTTTGTTTGGAATTTTGATGCCATATTCTTTAATAAATATTGATGAAACATAATCTTCTTTTTTTTGAAGTGATTTATAAACTTTTTCGTTGATACCTCCTTTTGCCAAAATGAAGTAAACAGTATTTTCTTTCCTGTCCATTGTCGTCAATCGGTCTTTGGCTTGTACATATTTCACATTTGAAAACCCCCAATTATAAAATATAAGTGCATCGGCTTCTTTTAACGAAATTCCTTCTGCCCCGCTGATTTGCTGTAGCGCAATACATTTGCTCGTTGTATTAAATTCGTTGAGGTCGTTTGTCAAATTATCCCCGAATACTTCTTTTAGCAAATCCCATTCTTTTCTATAATAGTAAAAAATTGCAATCTTTTGACCTTTGAACTTTTCACGGATAAACAACCCTTTGGAATAATCTAAAATAGCACTTGTGCCATCTTCAAATATAATCGTACCGTTTTCAATTTGGTGTACTTTTTGCTGCAATTTAACAGCTGTATCGGCTAAAATTTCCTTCCCACTTTTGCCAACCAAAACAAGATCATTGCACAACTTTTTAATCATTCGCTTTGGCAAATCGGCAGGTTCAAACTGCAACAGCTTTTCATTTACTGAAGTAGTGAATCCAGCTTCTTTTTGGGTAAAAGTCAAAATATGGTAACGGATATGGTGCCAAAAGTCATTTTTTCGAGCATCGGAATAATCATTGACTTTTGCGTATCCAAGATGTCTAACTTTTACATTCACATAATCGGCTGCCCATTTGTAAAAGTTCTTGTATTCTTTGAAAGGGCTATGATTTGATAAAGCAAAAATATGATAGTATTGAGAATACGACTCTGGGCTTGGGGTACCAGATAATAAAATCATTGGCAAATCCCCAAAGCGACTATTTACATCTTTAAAATACTTGGAAGGCTTGGGATAAGAAGCGTAGGAATGAACCTCATCGATTATCACGCAATCAAAATCGTTCGTTTCAATCTTGTGTAAAGACTCCCTATTAATCACTTCTAACTCGAAATTGCCTAAATATCCAAAGTCCCAATAATCTTTCCCAATGCTGTCAATCGCTTTTAGTTTCGTGATAAATAGCACTTTTTTGAATCCTGAAAGTTTGCAAGTATGTAAAGCCATCAATGTCTTTCCTGTCCTTACCATTGCGAAAATACAGACAATCATTTTGCGGTTGACAATATCGGCTGCATCGGTTGCAATTCGTTCTTGGTATGGCCTTAATTTCATCATAATTAAAATGCTAAATCATTATCGTCTTCGGTTTCTGTTTTTTCAACTAAAAAGTTGTCCCATTTCATTTTTAATCTTTTTGTAATTGGATCTTTTATTTTTTCTAAAGGAAATCCGTAAGTTTCACAAGAATAATTAACAGCAAAACTAAATCTTCTTTGAGAATAATTTCTTTCGTTATATCCAACCGATTTTAAAAATTCTAAATAAATATCTTGAAAATCTGTCAAATCTGAAATAGTATATTCTTTGAACCAATCTAAAAAATCATCCCCATACTTAGTTGAAATTCTTTTTACTTTACTTCCAAAAGATTCTTTCTTTTCAGTAAAACCAGTTTCTAAATAAGTCAAAGCACAATCAAACATAAACGTATAGAATTTATCCCATTTAGCATTATCCCAACTATTAAACAATACCTCTTCTAAATAATCAATAGGTTTGTTTTTAGCATTGAAAAAACTTGAAAACTCCAATAGCTTCAATCTTCTTGCAGCCGCTCCCATTTCATTATCAATAGTGTAATTTGTTGTTATAATAAAAATCGGACTATCCTCGAAAGGGATAAAAAATTCAGGTGTGAATAATTTTCTAATCGTAAATCCGTCGGTAGTTTTTGAAAAGAATAATTCAAAATCAAATTTATCTTTAGTGTCCTGCAAAATAACTGCCTTTGTTTCCGTATTTACCCTCTGAAATGCAAAATCAGAATCAGGATTAAACGACTTCCCATCGATAACTGTAATAGGTAGAAGTTTAGATATTGCATTTACTAAAATTCCTTTTCCTGCACCGCCGCCCATTTTTGTATCGCTTGTTTCTTCTCCAAAAACTAAAGTAACTGGGTTTAATGGATCACGATATTGAGATAGCGCATAGCCTATACATTGAGCGCAAAATAAAATACGGTTTTCTTCATCATTATTAATTTTATTAATGAATTTTGAAAAACTAAAACTATCATAGTCAAAGTCTAAATTAATCTTATGCTTAATTATTTGCTTTTCCCAAATGTATTTCCCATTTACTTCATCATAAGATATTACCTCTATTTTGTTGTATTTTGAAATTCTAACTATTCCATTTAAAAAAGGAAAATACATTTCATTTTCTGTACTTCTCAAAATTTCTACATTGGTATATTCCAAAAACTCCAGCATATTATCTGAAAAAATAGAATTACTTGAACGGTAAAGAACTTCTAAAAGCTGGTCTTTATAAATCCCATCAAAATAATTTTCAAGGCTTTCAAGATAGTCTTTTACACTATCTTTTATGTCTGCCATTGTAACACTTGAAATGATACCTTTTTTTAGTTTTACGTATCTAAACCCAGTACTTTCTTTGTCTAATTTGAAACGATAAATATTTAGTTGTGAATTTATAAAACGGCAAAAATCATAATAAGAAATTGTAATCTTCGGATCACCATTTTGTTTTATATCAACTTTCCAGAAGGTAGATATTTTTTCTCCTAAATTAGTTTTGTAATTCGAGATAATATCTTTCAAATCGTCTAAAGACTTACCATCAATTTTTCGAAGTTCAAATACAATATCTTCTTCTTCTGCACCGTCTTTTTTCATTCTGCGTATTACACTCGCATACTTTTTTTCGATTACCTCTCTTTTCTTTCCAAATCCTTTTGAAATTAAATCTTTAGCACAATCCGACCAATTATCATTGTGGTATAATTTACAATAAACTCCAGCTGGACTATATCCTGTATTTTCTGTAAAAATTGTTGATGTTGAAAAAACATATAACTTGTTATGTTTTCTTGAAAAATTACCACTCACTCGGCTGTCGGTTGTTCCTGGTCTTTTTAAATGAATATTATCACCACGTTCAAAAATAAACTGCCAACCATTATTAACCAACTCTTGCACACAATCGCCTCTTTTATTGTAGTCATCAAAAGGGCTTGTCATGAAATTGCTTTCGTCAATTTTATTTTTATAAGTTGGTTCTTTAACTTCAATTTTATTAAACGACCTGCAACAAGAAAGAATAATATCTAATTCATCATCTGAAATAGTTTGATAACCATCTTTAATAATAGAATATCCATCAGTAGGTGGATAACAAATATAGCCGCCTTCCCCCCTTGTTTCAATTAAAACCTTTACCTTATCCCCTTTTGCGATTTCATCTTCATTTGCTGGTCTTGATGCTAGTTTTTTATTTCCTATTGGTTTTGATTCACAAGAAAAAATTAAATGATACCCATCATTTTTAGTAGTATTGATTTGAAATTTATCAAACAACCCCTCTTTTGAATTTTCGATTAATTCTTTCAAATCATTGAATAAAGTTCCAGTTAAATCGTATTTGCAATCAATATCGATAGCCAATAAGTTTCCTGAAATTTCACCACAAATCAAACCAATATTATTATCAGTAAATTTTGAAACATCAGTAATTTTACTTTTTTGATATTCTGTCCAAGTTTTTATTTTAGGACTTTTGTCTGGGTTCAAAGGAATTAACGAATATCCTTTTTTTATTAAATCTACTATCATAATTAAGAAGCTGTTGTTGAAAATTGATAATAATAAATATCATCTCTTTTCGTGATAAAATCAAATACAGCTACTCCTTCTCCATTGTCGTATTGGTTTAAAATACAAATAGGAATTGAATGATCAATATCAATTTGATTTGACAACTGTTTAAAGATTTGCTTGTGAATCTGTGAGCTAGTTAATGGCTCCCGATTTGTATTAACAAAACGAGATTCATCATCAAACATTTCTTCAAAATACTTTTTGTTTGTAATAAATAATTTCATAGTAAAATAAATTAAAATAAGAAATCCCATAAATCCACCGCACTTGACCTCGGTTTCATTATGGGATTAATATAATGTTTTCTTTAATGTCAAGTGTAAAGCAAATATACAAATAAATATTTAATAATCGATAAAAAAGTACAAAAATCGATAATTATCTAAAACATCGATACGAAAAAACAATCGATTCCTTTGTGAACTATTGTAAACATTAGGGTTAAGCGTGTAAAATATCGATAAAAAACAAAATCCCTATTATATATACTATTTAAACTATTATAAAAATATCCAAGGGGGTACAATAAATATCGATTTTATCGATATTATCGATTCCTAGCCAATAAAATCAACACATCCTATCGATTTTTTTATAGATTCTTTTCGATATTTTTACTATTTATCGATAAAAAACTGGCTATTTATTTTACAAACTTTAGTTTGTAACCATAAAAAAACCACCCGTTAAGGTGGTTTTAGTTATGGCGGTGGGTAGGCAACCCACCAAACAAAAAGGCTAAAATTCTAACCCATCATCTTCCTCCTCGATTGCTGGTTCAATTATCGGCTCGGCTTTTGCAAGATATGTTTTGAAGTATGCTTCGAGAACATCAAAAGCATCATCGGCCAAATTTGCTTCGGCTTCCGAAAGTGATTTGTCAAATTCAAAAACAGGAACGTGAAATTTAACAGCTCCTTTTTTTCCTTCTTTAGCAGTTTTTACCGTCACCCATTCATCAGCTAAACGTGAGCGTGTCTTTTGGGTAAATTCCCCCCAAGATTGAACCGCCGACCCCTTTAGTTGGATGTTTGCAATCGAACCATCTTCGAGCATAATGTAAATGCTTTTGGTATAATGCCCTCCAGCAGCTACAATCTTCTCTTTGATGTCTTTGTACAGTCCTTTTGCAATCTCATTTCCTTTGAAAGGTTTGACCGTCATAATTTCCTTTGAAATAAATTTCACTTCATTAGAAAAGATACCGCTTGATGTTGCATCGTTCCATCCTTTAATGGTGTGCATCTCGTCAAGAACAAGAAATTTGAATGGCAAATTGACTTTGATTTTTTCTTGTGCTTCTTTGTCGTAGAATTCGAAGCATTTGTCGTTTGATTTCCAGTCTATAAATTTAGTAGCTGGATTGCTTTGCGGAGTTGCAAAGGCTTGTTTTCTATTACTCATAATATTTATTTTTTATGGCTTTCAATGAAAGGGCGAAAGCCTTGCCCTCGTTATTTTGAGTTTTGTAAATTTACAAAATTACATCGTTGCATCAAAACTTTTTTGCATCAAAGTATTAATTTTATTTGTCAATTTTTGAAAATACGTTGTTTTCTGAATCGTTATTGATTTCGTCTTTGGGTTCATTTTATCTGCAAATGTTGGTTTATGCTTAGCCATGCACCAGAAACTGCCTCACCTTTTTTAATTGCTTCTTTGATTTTAACTTTATCCGGTGCATAGGTTATTTTTTGATTCATCCATTTAAAATCTAACAACGATGGATCAAGTTCCACGCTTTCTGACTTTCTAAACGATAGTTTTAAAGTTGCTGTTTTGATTTCCTCAATTCCGTAAAGATTCATCGCATTTTTAACCGTATCTTTTAAAACGTCAATTGCTTTGGTTCGGCTCGTTTTAAGCGCATTTAATCGCTTAATTTCTCCGTCAATATTATCCACATCATTCTCAAGTGATTTTATCACAAAACCATAGCCACGAGCCTTATTCTCTAATTCGACCTTATTTATTGCAAGTGCCATTTCTATTTCTGGAGTTAAATCTCCCCCTGATTCGATTAACTGGTCAGTTATCGACAAGTAATCTTTCTCTATTTGATAAATGTTGCTCATAATTTTCTTTTTCTTGTTGTTGTAAAAATAATTCTCTATTTGATACCATTATTTTAAAGTTTTAATTATTAAAAAAATACCACAAAAAACAATAGTCAAAATAATTATAACTGCTATAAATTTTTCAAATTCAATTTTCATATTTTACAATTTCAGGATTATTAACAACGATATCCATAATGTCGATACCCTCTTTTAAAAGGCTTTTTGCTGTGCGTAACTTTTCCTTAAGTTCTGCATTTTCGTTCTCTAAAGCCACGATTCTAAATGCGTTTGTCATTTGTTCGTGGTCGGATAAAAAAGCATTATTGATACTTTGCATCCACTGGTAAAATTTTTCTACTTCATTCATAATATTAAATTTGAAATATTGTTACTAATTTATCATTTATTTGTTCAATTAAAGTAACGCAATAAGGCTGCTCAATTGATTCTAAAATTGTCTTTAACGATGCAATGCGTTCCATTACCTCGTCAATAGGGTCAATTTCAATCGGTAGTTTCTCATCCTGATTAATAGGATTTTTAGGATTCCATTCGTTGTAGGTGTCTAAGCTCATAATTTTAATTTTTAAATGTTTGACAAATATACGAACTTAATTTTAATATGCAAATAAATTAGTAAAAATAAATAAAAATAAATATTTTATGCTAAATGTTTGGTAGTTTAAAACAATTTACTATATTTGTACCATAATAATTAAACAAACAATATATGGACTTCTTAACACTATTAATTGCCAAATATGGCTCGCACGAAAAACTGGCAACTGCAACGGGTAAAAGCCGACAAGCTATATCGTACAACAACTTAATAATAGACAAAGTAAACGCAATTCATTTGGATTGGAATTGTTGTTGTTGATAAATGATGACATTACCGAGATAGTAAATTGCAATGGTAAATTATTAACGTTTAAAATAGAAAAATTGTGAAAAACCATATAACATACACTGCAACGCTTTTAATAGCTTATTTTAGCTTAATTTGGCTTTGTGTAGGTTTTCAGATGATAAATGAAATAGCGTGTAATTGCTGTTATAACTCGTTTTTTTATGTACAAAGTCGTTTCAGAATGCAATAAAAATGAAGTTTGGTCAGCAGGACTTTACTCAAAAGATAAAGCTCAAAAAAGAATAGATGAGGGTTATTTTCATAAAAATATGCATGAAAAAGATAAAAGCAAAAAACTAATAGTAATTGAATATTGATATGGAATTTAAAACTAAAGAATACCCGAAAGGAGATGAAATTGTAATTAATGAAATTATGGTTAATTACTCTCAAGAAAGCGAGTTATCAGATGAAGATAATAATTTGAAATTATCAATTTGCCATCAAGGAGCAGGTTTTTATTTTGTAATGGAAACAACTCGATGGACTTTTGATAGTATTGCTCAATTAGACCAAATTTTGGCAGATTTCAAATCTAAAGCGAATGTTGAGTAAAATGAGTTATAACGGTTGCGCTTGGTGCAGGTTGCCACCGAGATCGTGAATAGAAATAAAAATGTTTCTGCAACTTGCTCCAAACGCTTGTTATATGCTGTGCTTTATTTATGAAAACAAAATATGTAGAAATAGAGGGATTTAATTCAAGATACACAATTTCTAATACTGGGAAAATTTACGATAAAAAACTAAAGAGATTTAAACGAAATCGTATCTATTTGAAGAAAGGTCGGAAACCGACAGTTACTTGTCAATTATTCACTCCAGAAGGAAAAAAAACAGATGTTACAATAAAAACATTAGTTGCTAAAAATTTTGTTGAGAATCCAAAGGAATTAAAAAATGTTTGGTTAAAAGATAAAAATATTTTGAATAATAATGCTTGGAATTTGGTTTGGATTGATTTGTCGACAATGAATGTTTTAACCAAAAAAAAGCAGTTCAAAGGCGGAAGAAAAAAGATAATTATTGAGCATTCAAAAACTATTGACTTTCTAAATAATTTAGATAAAAAAGGAAAAGACGAATTAAACATTTTAAAATATTATGAAACGAAAGACGAAAAATTTATTTGGGAAGTTTACCTGAATAACATCAAGAGATTAAACTTTGATAGTGAAATAATTTATAATGCTTTTGAATATTATATGGATAGAGTAAAGCGTGGAATTGTATGTAATTATCAATTTAAAATACTGCTAGAATGTATTAGCTATGAACAAAAGAAAAATGATGGACAAATATTTACAACAGATGTTGAAAATAAATTAATTAATCAATAAAGACAAAAAAGTAGCCAGTTTGGTTTCATTACTTGTATTTGGTGTTCGGAAACCCGTAAATTAAATTTTTGTCCGTCTTTCTTTTGGCATAGCATATAACGGGCTCCGGCTTGTTCGTCGTTGCGGAGTTCGTAACAACAAATTTTCAACTTAAAAATAAATATGATGCGAAACGAAAATATGATTGAACCACAAGGCCAGCAATGCGTGCAAACGAGTGTTAGCGGTAGTCTTGTAACTTTTGATTTTGATGGCACGCTTTCACGAAATGACGTTCAAGAATATGCTTTAGAATTAATATCGAAAGGAGTTGATGTTTGGGTAGTAACTTCAAGATACGACGAACTACATAAACATCGTTATCAAATTAACCCAACAAATGATGATTTATGGGAAGTTATAGATAGATTGAATATTCCGAGATGGAAAGTTAGATTTACTTGTATGGATTGGAAAGCAAACTACTTATTTCACACAAATTCAGTTTTTCATTTAGACGATAATAACGAGGAATTTTTTGAAATGCGAAAATTAAAATGCAAAACAAAAGCAGTTCAAGTAAGTTCTGGAGGTTTTCAAAACAAATGCAATCGTATTCTATTACGTTCGGTAGATAACTGCTAACGTTCGAGTGCTTTACGTCCGTTGTGGTTAAATAAGCACTAAACTTTCCTGTTATCACGAAATTAAACTGATGCAAAACAAACTTTAAATTAAACCTAAACCCACAATGGCGTAAAACACTTGTTAGCCGTTCGGTTTTTAAACTAAAATTATGAATGTAACTTTTGAAGGAAATACTTCTACAGGAAAAGATGAGTGGTTAACGCCACCAGAAATAATCAAGGCGTTAGGTAAATTTGATTTAGATCCGTGTAGTCCAATTGTTAGACCTTGGGATACTGCAGAAAACCATTTTAATATTAATGATAATGGATTAATGCAAAATTGGTTTGGTAGAGTTTGGTGCAATCCACCTTACGGAAAATATGCAGAAAGTTTTTTAGAAAAAGCTGCTATGCACGGAAATTGTATTGCTTTAACTTTTGCCAGAACTGAAACTAAAATGTTTTTTAAATGCGTTTGGGAAAAAGCTGATGCTATACTATTTATTAAAGGTAGATTATCATTTTATCACGTTACTGGAGAAAAAGGAAGTTCAGCAGGTGCGCCATCTGTTTTAATTGCATACGGTCAAGAAAATGCTGAAATATTAAAGAATTGTAACATAAAAGGTAGATTTATACGACTTACGTCTTAAACTGACGGCTAACGGGCTCCGGCTTGTTCGTCGTTCCGAGAGGAGCTTGCTCCGAAGCGGAATGCGTACAAGCCGGTGATGGGGAATGTCCCTGAAAAGGGGCGTTCCGCTCACCAAGGCGAAGCCGGAGCCCGATGGAGTGCAGCCCGGAGGGATGTACTCCATCGTTAAAACTATACTGCGGTTGCCTACCCAGTTTAGCAGATTCGGCAACTGCTGTATAGTGATTGTTATATTCTCGGCTTTTTTTACTAACAAATTAAAAATAAATAAAAACAAATAAAAATGGATTTAAAAGAAAAGGTTTTAGAACTTATTCCTAGCGGAGACTTTGATTGGGAAAGTGAAAAATTAGTTGACTTCATAGAAAATTTCACAACTGATTTTGCTAAATGGGTTGATGAAAAATATGTTTGCTTCCAAGGCAATTACCAAAGAAGGACAGATAATTACTGGCACACAAATAATTTATCAATCAAAAGTGTTTTTGAAATTTATAGACAAGAAGTAATAAAAAAAATTTAATTATGATATTCACATACGGGAAAGCAGCTTATGATTTTGATAAGTGGAAAAAAGCACATTCTCACGCAGAATGGATATTGAACAACTATTCTATGAGTGACGAAATGTTTCATAATATAGTTATTGAATGGTTAGATACCGTTGGAATTATAATTAGTATTAATTATGAAACTTTTGGAGATTATTTCTTTAATGCAATGGTCACAAAAGGACATTTGACAACTAATTTAAGAACTCATTCAAAAACAAGATTGGACGCAATAAAAGAAGCTGTTAATCATTCGTTTAATTATTATAACGAAAATAATGACTTCGATTGTGACAACCAGTTTTGTAATAGAGGTAAAATTGATATGTCTTATGGAGAAATTATGAGATGTCAAGAATGTGGAGATTTTCGAGAATATTAGCTTTGGCTACAAAGTTGCTCGAAGCTGGAATATAACGTCCTGGCACTACAGCGGGTTTGGGATTAAAAATGCGTAATATTTCGGAGTTGCCTAATCATCCCAAATACAAAACCAACTTTCCATTAAGCCAAATGCCCAAATCCGTTGTAGTGGCTGTTGGCAGTAGTGCTTTTATTTCAACGTAATATTAATCAATAAAAAATTCAAAAATGAAAGAATTACAAAAACAAGATAAAGACAAAGTTGAACAAGTTAAACAACAAGTTCAAGAAATACAAACTGTTTTTGATTACAGAATTAAACCCCAAAAGAATCATACTCTTTTTGAGGTTAATTTAATAGAAAAATCAATTGAAAAAGCAGAGTTTGACGAATTACCCGTTGTTAAATGGGAAGATGCCGTAAAAGGCTCTATTTCTTCTCAAAAGAAAGTTACTAAAAAACAAAATTGCGTTTATATTTCGGCTTTGAACAAAAAAAATGTCCTTAAAATTCTTAATCGTGATTTAAATCTACAGTTCTCGTAGCATTACTGCCAACGTATGGTGCTTTGCGAAGGCGGGGATTTTAACCACTAAATTTAATTAGAAAGATGAATGATATATTTAACGAGAATGTTCCTTTGAAAACGGAAACCCCCGCTTTTGCAAAGCACGTGTTACCAGCAGTGCCTTCTTCGGATGTTTATTTAGAAGATTGTGTAAAGGCATTAAAACGCTTTGCAGATAACCATT